TTCTCTAACTCATTAGCTTCATCTAATAAAGTATTGTGTAAACACATAGCTTTCTTTACATCAAGATAAAAACCATTCTTTTCTTGTTGGTCTATAATAACTCTTACTTGATGTTCCATATGAATAGAAGACCTAGAAAAACCTTTACCTTCTATCTTTAAATGGTTGTATAACTTGTGTGTTATTTCTACATCTTGTATACAATACTTTTTTAATTCATCTGTATATTTTGCAAAGTTTTCTATAGAACCTTTTGGAAATTTAAATCTATCACCCCATGCTTTTAGTCCATTACCACCTTCTCTCATTGGATTAAATAGCTGTGATAAGATTAATGTATCTAATACTTGTGATGGTTTAATACTTGTGCCTAATAATCTATTAAGAACAGGAGCATCAAAAGATAAACCATTATGCATAATATACTGTTCAATATTCTTTGACCAGTTTTTAAATACATGCATATTATCAGGGTCAAATACTGTTACTAGATTTGTATCTATATTTTTAGCTACGATACAATTAACCACACTAGCATTTAATTGGTCTGTTTCTATATCAAGAACAACTTTCACAGTCTTCCTCCTTTTTTCCACACCAATTACAAGGTTCACCTTTACCTACTGCTATTTCAGTTTTCTCTTCTTCACAATAATGCTCCCACATTTCTGGTTCATCTTCATCATTACTTGAAAATATATGCTCTACATAGACAGTAGTATTACAGTTAGGGCAAGATAAATTAGTAATTATATCATAACCATCATGAGCAACAGAACCATCATGGTCTCCTCCCCATATTAATTCTGTATTACAATGCCAACATTTCATTAAAAAGGTACCTCTTCTTTATTATCTTCTGCATTATAGTCTACTTCGTAAGGATTGTCAATCTCTTTCATGCGACCTGTATCTTTATTGTAATGTAAATGTGTAGCTATACCTGTATCTCCTGTGTATCTATTCTTCAATATTCTTAGTGTTGTTGTATTAGCTTTTACATCATCAGTATCCTGTTGATTTCTTTCTAATCCAATTACACCATCAGATAAATGAGCAATACTTGCACTACCACGCAAGTGTGAAAGTGTAATCTCTTTACCATCTTCATGACCCCTATCTCCTGCAGGTCTACGTAAATGAGATACTAATAGCATACCAATACCTGTTTGTTCTACAAGACTTCTAAGTTTAGTCATTAATACATCAATAGATTTTCTTTCATCTCCTTCATCTTGTCCAGATACAAGGATAGATAAGTGGTCTATAAAAATCCATTTACATTCTAATGCTTGTGCCATGTATCTAACTCTAGATAATATCTCATCATTATCTATAGAACCAAAATGGTCAAAAGCATGAAATCTATCTGTACCAATAGTCTTATCAAACCATTCTAATATTTGTTCTTCACTATAATTTTTACGAACTTCATTAATGTATAATCTAGCATTAGCTTCAACTGACATAATATTAAATACTGTATTCTTTGTATTCTCTTCTAATGCTAATATACCTATGTTATGATTTGTATTCTTGAGTAAATGATGCATCATCTCTCGCATAATCGAAGACTTACCCATACCTGCACCAGAAGTAAATGTAATTAACTCACCTGTTCTCATACCATAAGTCTTATCATTTAATTTGTGCCAAGGATATGGAACTGTCTCACAATAATCCTCTTCAAATAGTTTTGAACGAAGACTACTAAGATTTACAATACCTGCAGGTGTATATGATTGTGCGTTCCACCATGCTTGTGAAAACTTTTCTCTCTTACCCATCTTTAAATATTCATTAGCATCTTTAAATTCCATATTCATAATCTTACATTTGTTAGGACTAAACAACTGTGCTACTTTCTCACTAGCTTCTCTACCTTGTTTATCCATATCAAATGATATAACTATGTTCTGAAAACTATCTAAATATTCAAATGCTTTTTTACAATCTCTTAATGCTGAACCTGCTCCTGTCTTAACAGATACACATGCCCATTTGCTACCTAATAATTCGTAAGCAGACATAGCATCTACTTCACCCTCAGTAATCGTGACGTATTTACCACCACCTGTAAATAAATTTTGTCCAAACAATGTAGCTTCAGTTATGTTTCCTTCTACCCACATATTTTTAGTGGCAACATCTCTTACTTTGTTTCCTATATTAGCACCACTTTCATTGTAGTATTTATAAATGTGGTGTGTATTCATATTACCATTTACTTTTACACTTGTATTATATTTCTGTGCAGTTTCTTTGCTAATATTTCTTTCTGTTAATGCACCTGTTGTACCTACAGTTTTGATAGCACTTTCTGTAGGTATTGGCACTACTTTTTCATGTTGCATATTCTCTCCAAATCTAGTGTTGCAGGAAAAACAATAGCTATAACCTTCAGAGTGTTTAACATTCCCATCACTTGACCCACACTTAGGACAAGCACCCCTGTCTAACCATTTTTTCTCCATAAAATCCCCTATTAAAAATATATATTATATACTAAAACTTTAACTTAGTCAACCTCAAAAGAACTATTATATAATCTTTTATATGCACCTATATCAGAATCTGCTCTTTCTTCTATATCTCTTTTAGCTAACTCCATAGCTTCAAAAGATTCATAACCCTCTTCTAGGTACTCATAATATCTTTCTTTTATAAGTTCTTTAAGTTCTGCTTGTAATAAATTCATCTTCTTATCTCTTGTTATAATGTTATCAAGTAAAAAATAAAACTAATAATTAATATCGCAGGAAAAATATTATTTATCCATAGACTTTTCTTCTTAGTTTTTTGAAACCATTTACCTGTAGCTTTTAATCTTCTTTCTCTGTCTTTACTCATCTTCAATATGTTCTGCATCAGGATTGTATAAACCCTTATCAGGTTTCTTTTTATCTAATTCTTCTCTTAATTGTTTAATTCTTACATAAGCATTACGAAGTTGCTCTTGTAAATCTCTAACATTTTTTTTTAGCATTTCTATTTCATTCATTGCACTCTCATGATTTGTATATTATCATCTATCAATGCTTGTATGTGTATATTTCTTTCATCATATAAATTTTGTAAAAAAGTTATGGCATCCTTCTCTCTTTTAAAATACATTACCTGACCATCTTCTTCTTCTAAAATGTCTGGTAGTCTTTTATTCTTAGGGTATGGCATAGCTATAACAAACATTTGTTTTTTCACATTAGTTTTATTATACATCACATTTTCCATATAGTCAATACCCTACATAGGGTACAATAAAACATAAAAAATACCACACTAAAATACTTACAAATATTTGTAACATTTCCTTATTTATGTTTATCATAGTTAAGTTCTCCTCTGAACAAAATCGTATAACCTATTGTTATACTTATATAATTTATATTCAACCTTGTTATCTCTTAATATATCAAACAATCTGTTTAGCACAACTTTCTTTGAAGGTTTTTTATCAAATTCAAGTTCTACTTCCACTCTATATTTTTTAAAACTCATATCTTAATCTCTTGTATATGTATACCTAAATAATCTGCAAGTAAATATCTTATCTCTGTGTAGCAATCATCACATAATAAAAGATTACATGCTCTATTCTCCATATCTTCTGGATAACCTTTATTTTTTTTACATCTTTGACATTTAATTTTTTTACTCATTTTTCATCTCCTCTAACTCTTCTAAATAAAAAGGTGTTAAATAATTTTCTATCTTAGTTATCTGGTCTTGTATATGTTCTAAATCTTTTTTAGATACATCACTAGGCTCATCTAAACAACAGGCTATAGATATACTAGCTTCTCTTACTGCTTCTAATATTTCTTTACTCATCTTTATCTCCAGAGATAGCACCTATTTTTCCTTTGAATGGTATTACTTTTGCAGTAGGTTTTAAATCCTCTACTAAATGTATGTCTGGCTCAAAATCTACATCTGGAAACATAAACTCTTCTAGTTCTGCATACCCTCCAATGTGTAGAAAGATTTGTGGTACAGTTTTATGTCCTGCTTCTTTAAATCTTTTTATCTTTTCAAGTGTGTCTAACTTTCTTTCCTCAAATGTTTCTCCTGCGTCTGTCAATAACTTCTTAGCACTCTCGCAGTAGCCACATCTGTTCTGTGTGTAAATAATATATTTAATCATCTGCTAAGTCCTCCTCTCCTTCTGTAATCTCAGAATCTGCACTACCAATTTCATTACCATTATAGGTAACTACTGCAATAGAACCATTATCTAATGGGACTTTGTGTCTATCTCCATATTCTTGACAATCTCCAACCACTTCATATATCGCATCATATACCTCATCTCGTGTAAGTTTTTTATCACACTCTACAGAATAAAATCTTACATCTCTTGACCATTCTTGAAATCCATATGTATATTTACTCATCTGCAAACTCCTTTTCTGTTTCCATTCTAAGTTTCATATTAATAACTTCTAGCAACATACTTGTAGCTACAGTACGACTAGGTGCAGTATCATATGCAAGGTCTGTTGTTTGCATCTGCATAGCCATTA